TGTAAACTTCTTTAAAGAATTTACTTCCTTCTACTCCTAGGTCAGCAATTTCCAAATCCAAATCTCTGCGTAGTTCATACCCAAGTTCGTTGCTTGCGTTTAGCACAGCATCATAGTTCCAACGTGTGCCTGTGCGTTTACACAATTGATCGTCATTGTTTTGAAATTGTGGAAGAACATCTGTCTCAAAAAAATTAGTAAGCCAACGAAAGTCTCTTACGTTTTTCCAATCCCACTCTGTTCTTGCAATGTTTGTCATGTGACAACCTAGCCTTGCACCATACACAGCCCATATTCCATTTTCGGCATCATCGCCAACACTCATCCATGTAAGTAGTCTTTTGTAGTTTTTATCATGCACACGTTCTTTTAAATAGCGAGGATCAATTACATCACCATCTACTAATCCCATCTTAACACCCTCACGAAATCCTGCACGCCATGCTTGTAATGGACTGCCGTTGTTCATTACATTACAATAGATATTGTTCATCTGAATATAATGAATATTCCAGCAAAAATCTACTTGCGCACGTTTATCACCTGCTGGTGCATTCTCATGTGTTTGCATATTGTATACAACTTCTTTAGGCCAACACTTAATACCGCCGTTGCCGTAAACTAATCCGTTGATAGTATTTTTACCTGCCCAACTAACAACATCTGTATCTCGTATACGTGCCATGTCTACTTCTACACCAAAGAATGCAGGATCAACAATGTTGTCTGCATCGATAGTAATGAATCTATCTGTCTCTGCTAAGTCTGCTGCAGCTTTGTGTGCTGCATCACTACCAAACACACCATGACTACGTTGTGCCCATGGACATTTTTCTAATAAGTCGTTGTAGTTCTCATCTGCATTTGGCTCGTCGAAGCTAATAAAAACTATATCAAATTCGTTGATACTAGTCATGTTGCTCATGTTTTCTCTCCGTTGTATGATACTGATATGTTATTATTTTTGTAAAAGAATAATGGTTTATCAGGTATTTCAAAATCTAGTTTTATTTTTATACTATCAGTTGACAATAATTCATTTACATTTACTTCAAACCCTCCTATGAAGTTATCAACATGTTTGTTACATACTATAAATCTTAAATTACTTTGGTTATAAAACAAACTAAACTGTGATTCATTTGTGTTGTTTTTTATTTCTAAAACATTATCATTAACTGCATATATATTTATTAATGCATCATCGTGTGTATTTTGATTGATAAGTTTTGATTGTCCTTTTAAATCTGGTGTTTCGATAAATTTGTCTACAAAACTAATACCATACTTTTCAAAAACAGGAAGAACAAATATACTTATTTTATCTATGTCTGCATATTTTAATATAGTTTCTGGTAAATCTAAAAGTAGTTTACCATACTTCACTAGTAGTTTTGCATCTACTTCAATAATAGTAATAAGTTTATCAGGATCGTTTTTCTTACAAACAAATAAATTTAACAAGCTATATTCGTTTTCCACAACATCACTTATTGTTGCTAAATTGTTATTTTTTATAACTCTTGTTTTGTTTAGTGTAATAACTGCTTTCATGCTTTGCTTGTAAAAATTTACAAAGATATCATTCTCTTCTGCATTAGTTGACAAAGGAACTTGTTCAAACTTTTTCCTTATTGGCTGAAGTTCTAATTCTTTACTTTTTTTACTGAACAACCAATCATTTGTTAAAGCATTTTTCTTTACCAAATAATTTTTGATATTGGCTTTTCCTTTTAAAAGTAATCTTAAATCTTCATTATCTGATTGTATTACGGTAAATTTATCATCTACTTTATTTGGTTCTGTAGCCGATATTCCTACAACTTTTCCAGTAGCTTCTACAAAACTTATCCAGTATTTTTTATTTGTTAATTGCTTCTCTGTAGTTTCTAAAGTCATCTGCTATTTCATTATTGTAAAAGCTATCTTCGTGATAGTATAAGGTATTATTAATACTATAATTTTGTATTTTAAGAGTTGCTATATCTGTGCTCCACACACTCATAACATCAAGCCAGTTTTCTCCGTCTGGCAATATACCATCACTCCATGCGATGTTCATATCGATATAACTTAAAATATCATTTGATATAGGAAACACATCAAATCTCATACTGTTGGCAGCCACAGTATGAATTAAGTCACTGTAATACTCTTTGTTGGCATGTTGTTTTTGAAACAAGGATCCTTCTGCAGATCTCCAATCTCTACACAGTGGATCTAAAAATTTAAAGTATTGAAGACTTTCCTCGCTTTTGTCAAAATAAAAACAATTACCGTATGCTTTTTTGTATTTGTATTCTTGTTCGTATTTAGAAAGTTGTTTATCTACTAATACATTGTTTCTAAAATCTTTTACAACAGTAGGCAAGCAAACACTGTGATTGTCTATTAAATAATCCCAAAGGTTGTCATGTGATTCCATAACAATAGATTTACAATCCATAGCAATAGTGTATTCATATGGACTACACCAATACAACTGCCAATCTTTTTGCCTAATGTTTGCTACTTCTTCGTGCATATAAAATTCATATTTAACGATATCGTTAAATGCATCAGCTTCGAGATTCCTACTAGTTACCAAACATACTTGAGCATCTTTGTTTTTAATTTTTATACTATTTGCCAAAAGCTCTGCTTGATACAATTCTGGATCTGTATCTGCTTGTATAACATATCCTCTACTCATTAAAAAACTCCACCAACTTATTATAATGTCTACCCAATGAACGTTTATTCATACAATGTATATCCATTATACCATTGTTGACAACAATGTTTTTCCAATTCTCTTTTTGATCGTTAGCAATAAAGATCCAATTATTTTTACTTTGAACTTCGTTAATATCGTCACGCTGTCCCACATTTGTCATTTGTGTAGGAATAGAATTGATTACATTACTTTCTGTCATACCATTTAAAATATGACTTGCTATGCTTACACAATAATCTGTGCGGAATAATTTTGGAGGAAAGTTGTAAAGATATTGATAGAATTCATAGTTATCTGCAATATGTGCCCATGTATCAAAAAATAATTTACTCATATCACTACGATCAAAGTAAACTACAGTGCTCCACCACATTTTAATACCTGCCTCATGTAACATAGTTTCTCTGAGTAATGGCAATTGATTTCTGATATTAATTGCTTTGTCAAACATACATACTCCTTGATAATTAAAAAGATTATGCAAGAAATCTGTCTTTACAATATAATCAATGTCTAGCAGTATAGTTTGTTCAAATGGACTATATTCATATACTTTGTGTTTGTTGCTGTTGTTAAACTGTGCGCTAAATTCAAACCAAGGACTATCATAATGTATTCTATTATTTTTTTTCATTTCGTCATTTGTGAGAACAATATAATCAAAACATCTTTCTGCTAGCTCTGGTTTTGATTGCTGTAGCCATGCTTCACTGCCTTCGTCTGTGATTAAACACACAGGAAGATTTAAATTTTCTTTTACATATAGTGCGGCTAGTGTTGCAAGTTCCACATAATCTATTTGACTGTTATTGTATGCAAAAAAACAAACACCACGTTGCTCTTGTATTTCTGACATTACCAATCCATTAGCGACTTAATATTTCGTGCTTTTTTAATTTTAGCATACTCGGCTTCGTATTCTGTTGTTGCACTAAAATATGCATCCATTAGCCTTTCAAGTAATTCTCTAAAACTTTTAATGCTGATGGGATTTTCTTTGCTATCTATTAATATACCAGAAGTATGATCCATCTCTATCATTGTTTTTATAAATGAGATAGTTTCGTGATTGGCAATAAAAACTCCACCACTAAAATGAACAAGTCTAAGTTGTTCAAACCTGTTTTTAATATTTCTTTTTTGATTGTTGATTGTAGCGGTATAGTTACTAAACTCTAACGCTTTCTGAAGACGTTCGTCCATAGATTACTCCTATAAGATTTTTTTATTGTATGATAAAAATTTAAAGTTGTCAATACTTATAATTCGTCAAACGTGTAAGTATCTGTTTGAGTCCAGTTAACACCAGGATCGCCTGCATCCCAAGTAACTTGCACTGGATCTGGTAAATCGTCTGGTGTCCATGTTGTTGTTAATGTTACTGTTGGATCTACTATAGCTTGAAATCTATATTGTGTTGAACCAGGAACACCTGTATATGGATTCATGTCACCTGTTCCATTGTCCGGGCTAAGTTCAGCTATTTTGTATCCTATGTCTGCTGAAATTCTACCTGTGATTGGAAAGTTATCGTCTTCATCTTCTAATAGAGATACTCTTATAATTATATCAAATCCTGATGAACTATCTACACCTTTGCCTTCTACTTTTATTCTTCTACTATTGTATGCACTTTGTATAAATGCGTATATATAAGCACCACTTCCAGGATCGCCAACTGAATAAGCACCTGCTGTTTCGAATAGTGTAGTGAATGAAGGTGTAATAGAATAAAAACCTCTGTTAGGAATAAGGTTAGGAGCTTGATATAAATCTCCAGCTTCTTGTGTTGCTTGACTATTTACTGCACCTATACCTATGTGGCCAAATGATTCAAAAATTTCATCCCATATTAGATTTCCTGGTGTGTTATGATTTGTCATATCAAGTTTGATTGTAAGTTCACCTCCACTGTTAAAAAAGTGTCTGGCATGATTATAATCTGTAAATGTGTATTTGTATTCTATGTATAAATCCTCACTCCAAGGAGTTCCTAGGCTTGAAAGATCATTTGGGTCTACTGCATTGTTTTCATCATCAATTACAGTAATCATACTTGAATCATCACCAACTTCGAACTTTCTTGTATCAATAGTTCCTGATATCTGTTGTCTAACTGCTTCTACTTCTGAAGCTGTTATTAATGCATTTTGTGATACACTACCAAGTAAAGTTAAACTGTTGTCTATGTGTTGCAATCCTGCATTTACTTGTGCAATAACTGAGTTCAAGTGTTCAGCTTCTACAAGTTGTCCCGTTGCTACACTTGTTTCAGTTATACCTTTTACATTTACTTGATCTTGTCCCCAACCTTTTCTTCTATCCAAGTCTACTGTATGCTGTGCATCAAAACTAAAACTGCCAGCAGGATCACTCCAGTAATCGTTATAAAACGTTACAAGGTTTGTCATAAATTCAGATGCGCTTACGCTAGCATTAGGATTAAAAGGTGTAGACAATTACTTTACTCCAACAATTATTTCTATTAAACCAACTTCTTCTGTTGTCTTGTTTTCCAATGCTCTTCCAATTACTTGTCTGTGTGTTGCATCACTTGGTGCACCAATTGCTACACCTGGTGTATCGCTTGATGTAAGTCTTTGACCTTTTGTAACTTCTCCCATTACTTTACAAGGAACTCTACCAGCTAGTGCAACTGGAACACTTGTTCCTTGTAGCATGCTGTTCATTAAGTATGCTGGGTCAGTTGATACTACACCAAATACATCTTCATCTCTTATAAAAGTTGTTTCAGTAACTTCTGCATCGCCGCCAATTTTAACAACTGTGCCTGCATCGTAATCTTTATCACTTGAGTATAACTCAGCTAAGTCAGCATATTCTGCTGTTGTTGCTGTGCCATGAAACTTCATATTTGCTGCGCCACTTAATGTGATACCTGTTTTGATATCAGCAAAAGATGATTTTAGAGCATCACTTGCATGGACTGTGAATGCCGCTTCTGAACTTAATGCAGCTACTGCTAATCCGTTTTGGTATAAGACTAATATTTCATGATCGACATTTGTTGTGTCTTTTATTATAGTAGGACCTGATGATCCTAAGTCTATTGTCGCCCAACTACCATCAGTGTCAACTACAGGATTATTAGAGTCTTTTGCATTGTAAACACGAAGAAAGTTATTGCTTGTATCATACCAAATCTGCCCCTCAATTGGAGATGTTGGAGCTGTGTCGCTTGCAAAATTCTGTAGTAAATCTACAAAACTCTGTGCTATTGCATCACCATATCCAAAATAATCTTTACCAACGAGTTGCAGGCTAGTTTCAGTATTGAGTTGACCTTCGACAATTGTTATAGTTCCATTTCTTTTATTAATTGAATATGCCATTTTAATTTCCTGCTGTTATTCTTAGAGTATATCGAATCTCTAGTTTACGGTTAAGGCTTTTTTGTATTGGGTGAAAAATTAAATGAGTAAGTAAAGCATCATTGTCTCCAACTAATGCTAACTCATCAAATACATATGATTGTGCATCATCAAAGTTAGAAGCATTATCGCTTGCAAGTGCTTCTGCTGGTTCCGAGTAATCAAGTGTTACAACACTTGTTAAGTCTCTAAATGTTTGTCCAGCTGATTCGGATATTTCAAATGAACCAACAGCTTTCTCAACAACTTGATCAGCGTTTGCTCCAAAGTTTGGTTCATATAAAGAACCTTGTGAACCATTTGTTTTTGGTGTTTTATATGTAATGTTACCGTTTGCATCAACTATTGTTCCGCCACGACCAAATGCTATTTTAGAAATGTAAAAGCCATTTCCATTTGCATCTGTTTGATTGGCTAGTAAATTAGCAATTGCAATGGCCATGTTTTCAAAATTAATTGCATTAAACTTATCTAGCAGAACTTCACCCGTGTCTGCATCACTGATCAATACATGACCGTGAAATGATAAGTTTGCATTATCTGTTGTGTTATACATCGTTGCCTATTCCTTTACACTATTTAGCATAAAATTAAATATACTTATATTATATCTCTATGCCTTTTCCTAGTGCTTGTAGCTCAACAGCCGCTAAACTGTCTGTGCTTGTTAATATACTCTCGCCCATATCGTTGAGCATTGTTGTTCCTATTTCTGCTGAAGTTAGGAAACTATTTGTTACGTCAACAATTACACTGCCTATTGCATGTTGTAACTCTAATGAGTTCATTGTTGATCTTGTAATAATACTTAAATCATTACCATTTTTATTATATTGTAAAAATTCATTATTAATATATGCAATGCCTGTATCTGCAAATGCACTTGCATCATCTAATGTTACTGTGTTTCCTGCAAATGTCATTTCAGTTGTTGTAAGTGCAGATTTGCTTTCTTCGAGTGATACAATTAATGGAATGTCTGAATCTATATTTTTCATGTATACAAATGTTCTTGTATTGTTATCTACTGTGTTTGCTGTAGTATTAGTTTGCACTTTGAAACCTGTTAATGATCCAAAACTAACTTTTAAATTGTGTTGTCTATTAGGATTGTTTTCACTTCCAAACAAGTGTGGCTGGTGGAATGCTCCATTATCATATGTTTCTGCAAAGCTCCAGTCATTGCCTGAGGATTCTCCTGCAAGTATATCCCAAGCAGACCCATGATCTCTTGTGTCGCCTGTAAATATGCTAGTCAAATCATCATATTCAAGATGTATAACTTGCTTAGGATCTTCTGTGATTGCTATTGCAGTTTCTTCTTTTGTTTTTTGTATGTCTAATATTTCATCTACTTTTGTATGGAAAGGTTTAAGTGTATCAACATAACCTATAATATTATTCATTGTGCTTCTTGTATATTTGCGTAACTTAGTGTTAATACTATGCGTTATATCAAGTTTTACATAAGTTGTCTTATGACACCAATTGGTTTGATCTTGTTCACTAAATGTGTAATCAACCATTGCAAAGAATAGTTTGTTAAACTTAACAATATTCAAGTCAATAAACCAATCGTTTCTGCTTGCGTCAATAATTGTTCTCCACCAATCTCTTGTTTCAGTGTTATCCCAAATGGTAGTGTCCCATGCTTGTTGATCCCATCCTGCTCTCTTCTTAGCAACAATTTCTTCTAATTCTATAGTTGCATTTGCTTTTTCTGTAATAACCCAGTTAGAATTTATGTATTCCCAAATTTCACTTCTGTCTAAACCCTCGCTTGTTATTTTAAGTTTAACTGTTTTAACCTTGCTTGTATCTAATGTATCAAGTTCATTGACATTGTTTATAGTGATACTTGGCACTACAAATGGATTTCTATCCTTGCTAACGTAACTTGCCCACTTCCAAGTTTTGTTTGGCATATTATTTTTTACAAATTCCCTATCCCAAATATCATAATAATCAGTATATAAATTAATATCTTTGAGTAAATGATTTATAACTACCATAGCATTTTGTCTAGCTTGTTTATGATCAATGAACCAAGTTTGTATTTTTTCTCTATCATCGCCATATCTACAATAAGGATGTGCATTATAATTTGGTAATGTGTTTTCAAGTGCATCAACTGTAGCAAGGTTGCTTCTTAAGCCAATATAATAATAATCTGGAATTAAATCTCTATCTTTTGCAATTGTTGTCCAACTATTGTGGTTTATACCTGCTGGCACTCTATTGATTTGAATAACAGTGCTAGTATCATTTAAATATATGTCAGCATTTGAAAGTATAAATGCGTTACCGCTAGTATGTGTTATTGTGTTGTTTGTAGTTGTAGGTGTAAGTGCTGCAAACCAACTAATACCGTTTGCTGTAGGATTTTCAATTATATCTGCAACTGCACTTGTTGACAGGTCCTTTCCAAAAGGCACTGTGTTTTTATTTTTAACCCAAAAGTAATAACATGTTGAGTATGTGCCTAATTTATTGTCCCACTCTTCTACTGTTGAATAGTAATAATAATTTTCTTGTAGAATAGGATCATAAACAAAGTAAGCCTCACCAGATGCAACTACGCCAAACATTTCTGTTTGATTTTCAACTTCTTTTGCATAATCTTCTGGGCCTACAGATGACTTTGTCCATTCATAAACATCTACACTTGAGCCTGGAAATATTTTACCCCAATGGCTACTTTGATATGCATAGTCACCTTGATCATAATCATAATAAGTTAGTGTGCTTGTATCCCACCAACGTTTGCCTAATTGATCCTGTGACCAATAATTTTCTGTAACCGGTGTATATTCTTCGTTACTTGTATTGTTATACGCGGCTGTATCGACATCAGCTGTCATATCAATTTCTGAATTTGCTATTCCTGGAATAATACCTCTTAATGGATCAAAAAGTTCAAGTTGTTTTAAAGTTTTATTTTTGTCATGATCGTAAATTGTTATATTTTCAACATCGTTATTTAAAATTCTGTATTTTGTAAATCGAGTATCTTCAAATGTTACAACACCGTTTGCATCTATATTTGTAGTAAATACATTTGTAGTTACTGGATCTTCAATGCCTCCGATTACTTTATCAACATATACTAAAGATCTATTTGTAATGTTTTGATTCAAGTCTCTTTGTGCAACATCTTCAAAACGTTGAGGACGTAATATCATAACTGCACTAGCATTTCCACAAACATCAATAAATTTATCAATGAAAAATATTCTGTCATTAAATTCATCAACTTGTGTAACTTTATGTATACCATCTATATTTGGTTGAGTTGTTGTGTTTAACAACATTACATAATCACCTGCCTTGAGTCCATGTGATGATATTGTTGTTATTCTAGCATCATTGCCATCTGATGTTGATTTGCCTGCACAAATTCCACAATCTTCTTCTGGATCTGGATCAACTGTATATAGTCCATGATTTTGCATTTGAAAAACATTCCAACCGTTGAACTTTGTTTTTATATTGTCTATTGTGTCAACAGCATAATCGCTGTCATTCACTGTCCAAATATTAAATAATGCAGGATCTTGGTCGTCTGATAATATCTGCCAATCATTATTTGGATCATTTTCTCCAAAATAATTAAATGTATTTTCAATACTAGTATTAGTATTTGTTTGTAATCCTGTTGGTAAACCTGCTATATTATTGAAGTCTGTATTTCCAAAATCTACTGCTTGAGCATCTGCTGTGATATTAATTCTGTTAGACACAAGAGATACTGTAATATTTGTTATGCCTTGTGATGTTAAGTGATTGTTTATTTGTATAACTGCATTAGCACCACTTACCTTTGTTGGACTTGTAACAGTTTCAAATTGATAAGAACTATCAAAACCAAATATTGTTCTGCCTGTGCCAATTGACATTATTTCGCCAAATGCAATTTGTGTTTTTGTAATTACAAGTTGATTACTTGATTCAGAAGCTGTTATATTATCTAGGCTAAATGATGCAAATCCATTTATTTGATCAATGACTTCTTGCATAGTAAGAGGTGCATACGATATACCTACTACAACATTTGATGACTCGCCTGCTGTAGCAAAACCTAGTTCTGCATTTACTACACCAGCTGATAGTATAAGCTGATCGGTAGTATTTGCTCCTGTAAACTCTAATAATATTGCATTGTTATCCAATGATGCTGTTACATTAGGAACTGTATTTGTAATTTTATTAATAATTTCTGTTGTTGTCATTCCATTATCAACATGGAATAAATTAATTTGTATTGCATCACCTTCGCTGTATTGGCTTACATTATTCAGTATAATATCTTGACCAGCAAGTGTAAAATCGCTAGATGTTAATGTTGTGCCGTCTACAATAACACTTTCAAGTTGATATCCTGTAACACTTAATGCTTGTGAAATAGTATAAGTGTTGAGTAGGTCTATTACTGGTTGATGTGTAAGGCTAACTATTATTGTTTCGCCTCCAAGTAAAGCTGGATTATTAATTGTTATATCTTGACCAGCAACACTAAAGTCTCCGCTCGCTAATGTTACACTGTCTACTGTTACTTGTAACACACCAAATGTTGTTGGAGATAAAGGTGTAGCAATGGTATATGTTGAAAGAGGTGTTACTGTATCTACTGTAAATGTTTCATCAACATTTGGAGGTGTTACACCTATATCTATAATTGCTGTATTTTGTTGGATATTAGAAGGTATGTCATCAAAATCTACTGTTGTGCCATTGATAACAATTGCTTTGCCTGCTTTTGTTTGAAAAATTGGATTAGCAATGTTACCTAATAGTTGAGCCGGACCAATAACACCTTGTGAGCTGTTTGTTCCTCTAAAAGTTAACACATTACCATTTATTGAAAGTTGATCTAAATTGTTGACAGTAGGATTAACCACAGTGCCTGTTGCAATAATATCATTTATTACCTGTGTGCTTTCTGTAAGTGTTACAGGATTGTCTTCTATGTTTACAACTGTTCCACTAGGAAAAAATGGATTACTCCTACTACCTGTTTCAAATATACCTGTATCTACTCTTCTTAGTCCAGTAGAGTCTACAATACATTTATACAGACCTGCTTGTCTTCTAACTATGTCTCCAAAACCATAAACTTTTGTAGAAGACCAACTTTCAATTTGTGCATAATCTGCTGTGCTATCGTATACATTTGGCATTTCTGTTGTGTTAAATGCATAGTATCTAGCCTCTGTTGATAATGGGCTACCAGCAGTATTTAATTTAGTTTCTACACTTGAAAAATCTGCTATGTTAAATTCTGTTTTATTTTTGTTTACAAATCTAGAATCATCACTTGTAATTGCAATGCTTTTTGAAGCACTTGGTGTTTCAGAAAATTCTATAACCTGTGGATTATTTCCAAGTTCTTTTTGCAATATTTTTATTTCTGTGCTTTGCTTTCTTGTAGTATCACCAAAGTAACTATGGTTAAACATATATTTTTCAAACACTTGAATATCTTCTGCACCTTTAATAAATCTAGCAAGCCTATCCACACTTGCATTTGTGCCAGCTTCTTTTATTGCACCTTGATAAAATCTAGTAATAACATTTGGATCTAGATGTAAATTTTCAACCCAGTCTCTATCAATATTGCCTATGCTGATGTCTTTTGCTTTTTTAACATTTGGGTTAAATTCGGCTATATCAGTTCTATAATATTCGTTTATTTCTTCAACACTACTGTCAAAGTTTTGAACAATATGATCATCAAATATTAAGTAACCAGGTGCCTTTTTCTCACCATTCCATTCTTTTGTAACTCCGCCTCTTGCAATTAATCTATCTTGTCTTGACATTTTAACATCGTCAAACAAAACATTATTAAAAATTGTTCTGTTGTTAAACACTACTGCATGTTCAAAATCAACCACTGCTACTGTTATGTTGCCAAATGATTTTTCTTGTTTGTTTTCAAATACTACTTTGCCTTGTTTACGTGATACCACTAGGTTTTCTTTTGATGCTTCAGATCCATCTCTAAAGTTAATGTTGTTTGCAAAATATTCAAAAGTTCCAGACTCACAAACATGTCCATGGTTTGCAGTAAACTCTATAATTTTTCCTAAGTCTATTGTGATTTCTTGTCCTACTTCTGCTCTGACAGTCCATCTTACAAATGTATTTGCATGTGCATCTTTGCTTGTAGGGAATTTAAATCCATTATTTTCTAAGTAAGCAAAATAGCCTCTTATAAAAGTATAAACATCTTGTATTTTATTTAATACTGATCCATATTCTAAAATACTAGGAGTGCTTGAAAACTTTCTATATTTTTTAATTACTCTGTTTGATACATCAATTTCAGTAAAAGTATCTGGTCCACTAATATTTGGTTCAAGAAAAGAAAATTCTTGTCTATTAGTGCTAGCACCTTTGATTTGGTATCCTTCAGGTTCTTTTTTAATTACAAGTTGACTTGCATTAATTAATGTATTAGGATACTCTCTATGCATGGTAATATTATAATCGTTGTCGGATACAGCAAACGATCCATCTATACCACTTTCTGCAAAAAAGCTCATACTGCTTTTTGTTGTAAAACCATTTAGCTTTTGAATAAGTTGTGTATCTAGGTTTGTATAATTTTGTTCTGCTAAATCTGTAAATCTATTTCTTACTGTATAATTATATTGAGCTTGGCTTATACCGTTTGCTACATATTCTGCTTCTGTGTATTCATATTCTAAATCTAAATTATTATCCAAAACGTTGCTTGTAAACACTGCTTCGTCAACAATATCAAAAAGTCTTTTGTTTACAATAATATTATCTACTTGTCCAGCTGAATCAAAATTTACAACTGGTGTAAAGTTTTGATTAAACTTGTTACCATAAACTATACTACTTTCGTTTGCTGTGTTTGTATATGTATGATTTGTGTTTATTTTTACAGCATTTAAAACTTTGTTGCTTTTGTAACCAGGTAACATAAATGACTTACTGTTTACCATTTTGTTTATAAGTTCACTTACAATAAATTTTGAATCATCATTTTCAACTGTTATAAACGATCCTGGTTGAAAGAATTCTGTAAATGCTTGTGCTGGTTTTAGTTTTAAAATAGCATCTATTGTGATTGCGTTACATTGGGCAGTTTGTCTAAATAATTGTTCTGTTGGACCCCAGTCTCCAAATTTAAAAGGTTTGCTTGCTTCAAGCACACTAGGCGTTCCTAGTATATCTTTTGGATCTACTAAATTACCACTTGTATCTACTGGTGCTTTATTTGCCCAATCCCATGCGTGTCTTGCATATGTGATTTCTTGTGTAATATTATCTGCAGGATTATTTGTGTTGCCGAATCTCAGTGCAGAAATTAATGCTGTTCTTTTTGTTGCATCTGTCCAACTATAATACGTATCCCACCATTGAGGCTTAAAGTTAAAGCCTAGCATGTGCCATGGTGTTAAATGAGGAGTTGCTGTTCCAAATATTATATTGTAAATGCCTACATAATGTCCAGGTAAATGTGTATCAACGAAATCATTATTTGATCCAAGGATAGTAGAAGTCATATCTTTGTAATTCCATGTTTTACTATCGTTAACATCATACACTAAGTCTTCAATGACTACCGGATAATTATTTGTTCTTGCCCATTTGCTATAGTATGTGTAAACATATTCATCAAGCATAGCATTTGAATACCATGTGCTTCTGTGTTGACTTGGAATATACTTGTCTACAGATTTGTGTGTTGTATTAGAGTAAAGTAAATCATCTTTTACTAGTCCTGCATATATCATACATTCTAATTCGTATTGTGCAGCATTTACAATATCAAATGTTGCTGTGTTTAAATTAAATAAATCTGCATTAGATGTTAGTGTGTAATTTCTATTGTCATGCGTGATTAGTTTGTCATCTACAACTTTAGGTTCTTGACCAACTTGTATTCCCAACTTAACAAGACTTTGAGGAACAAATGATTTTGTATCCATTTGGTAATAACTAATTTCTACACTTGGAAATTGTCCACTTACACTTACTTGAGGTGTGATTAGTAGATTAATCTTGTCGCCATTTACTGTGTATTCTTTGTCTTTTACAAGTATTCTTCTCAATATTACATCATTGTTGTCTTTGTCATCATTTAACCAAACATAAACATGATCTCTAATGTTTCTATCTCCGCCTGCAATTTTATCTATAGTAAATGTAGTTTGATTATTATCTATTGTAAACGTTTTAGTAATCGGTTCTTCTGTGTATAACATATTACTTGTCTCATAAAGATCTGTGCCTTTTTTATTTGCAAGTAATATTTTTAATGTTTTGTTTACAACTTCTGAAATATTTGTAACTGCACCCGATGAATATACACGTCTCACTTGATTTCTAAATCTAGTAATAAAGGCATCATAGTCTTGTCCTTGTTCATATAATGCACCTGTAATACTAAATTCTTTGTCCATGTATTGTATGTCGTGCATTATACCTGTGCTTTCGTTTAAAAATATTTTACCACCGTATGATGCAAGTCTAATAGAACTACTATAGTTATTTTCTCCAAAAGGGACACCATTGAAACCTGGAATTGCTAACATCATATCTTTCCAATGATCAGCTGTTTCGGTTATTGTAAAGCTATCAAACATTTCATTGTTGCTGTTCGATTGCCATAGTGTAGGGAAACTTGGATTGTTTGTTGCGTTGTCTACATCATTATTGATAAATTCAATATCAATTATGTCTCCTGCTTTACAATTTGTTGTATTAATAGTTGTTGTATTTGAATTCACTGTAACATCAGATGTGTCAAAGTTTATTCCATTTTTTGTTAATCTGTGAAAGTGATTGTTAATACTATCTGCTACTGTTATTTTGAATACACTTTGATTATTATACTCTGCACTATCATTTACAATTGAAGTTAATTCTTGTGTTGCTCCTGATGTAATAGTAATACTGTTATTTGCAAAAACTAAATCATCATCTGTTAAATTAGTAATCTTAATAGTCGAAGTTGTATCAACTAAAATGCCATCTTTGAATCTGTCAACATTTTTATTAATGCTTGTTCCTTGAGAAGTTGTTTCTTTGAGATTAATTTTACCATCAACCATATATACAAAATATTCAAATGTAGGTCTATAGTTACTAAAGCCTATTGGAATATCAAACTGTTGTGATGCTATTTGTGCTTCTGTGATAACATACTGTAAATGCTCGTATGCACCAAATACAATATCACTTGTTTTGTAAAGTGTAACAAGTTTATTATCTTGTTTAAAATAATTGTATCCTTTGGCTTTTGAATTATGTCCAAGTTTTGGATCAATTGTATCAGCAATAATATAATCAAGATTGTAAGTGTTTAAACAATTTTCAAATTCATATTCGGCGCCTTTTGCTGTATCTTTGTATGATAATTTTTTGCCAAGTATTGGATCAGTGTTACCTGTGCCAGTTTTGTAGCCAAACACTTTGTTGCCTTTAAAGTTGTAGTCGTATTGAGATACTTCAACGTTGTCTATAGTATAAACTTTAAATAGAGGCTCTTGATTTGCTAAAGTTTTTGCTTGACTTTTTTGAATACCTGCACTAGTAAAATATACATCGCATTTTTCATATTCTTTTAAATCATTATGAGGTGTGTAATCTATAAATGCTGTGTATCCATTTACTATTGCTTTATGTTCAACTAATACACCACCTGTCATTTTATAAACATGTGTGTTGTATGTATCTGTGAATATAACAAGACTACCATTTTCTATGTTTGCTTCAGCTGGCATAATCAAATCACTGCCGCTTACTGTTGGTAAGTAATCACCTTCTGGTTTTACATAGTAGTCAATATTACCAAGCCACTGCATATCTGTGCTCGCAATATAATCAGCACCTTCAAACAAATTCATTTTAGTTTCAAATTCAATAATACTTCTCTTTGCTTGATAGGTAGCATTAGCATACAACGACAAATCCATATGTGGTATGATTTGTTTCAAAGTTCTTAAACAGTTGATATGAACCCAGTTATTAATTCTTGACCAAGCTGTTTGTCTACTATCATCTTTTGCAATAACAATATAATCTGGTTCTGTTTCTATTACCTGTTCAAAGTCCCAAGATTCAATATCATATGATTCACCTAAGTTACTGTTTGGTGTTATAGCTGTAGCTGTAACTGTTCCGTCACCTACTTCTAAATAGTAAACACCTGTTTGATCTGGTAATATTACATACATATTTTTTACAAGTTTATCATTGTTTGATTCATGTCTAAGTAAATTAAATCCATCAAAGAATACTGGTTTATCTGCTGCCGTGTCTGCATTGTATGCTAATATCATATCTAATGAAGATTGTCCAGCATATTTACTTCCTGTTCTAAATTCTACAGTATATACTACATTTCTATCCCAATAGCCATCTGATCTAATATTACCCTTGTATTGATTAGAATACATAGTTTTACCTGTTGTATCTCTGAATAGGATTAATTTAATACCTGTGCCTACGCCTGTTACTATATACGTATTATCTGTTGCAGTTGTTCCCCAGTTACCTGAAAACTTAATAATCATACCGTTATGTAACTTAAAAGTATTGTTGTCATCTGTTAATTCGTAAACTGCTTGATTATCGATTTCATCAAATATATCTACTGTGGCACCTGTGTTTGTTGCTGTGTATATTGGTAAATTTTGTGCCCAGTAGTATGAACTAAAGTTTACCAGCATATCAATATTCACTGGCGGATTAAAAACGTATCCTTGACTTGAATATGCACTTGCGTAATTGTAATTTGTAAAATTAGTTTGTAAAGCATTTACAACATCATCAAATGCAAGTGTGTTTGTAATTTTGTTTTCGTTGTCTTTTAAAACAATGCCAGGCTGTAATTGGCTAATTTGTTTTGCTTTGTTATTGTTGATAATGTCAATATACGTTTCATTAAAAGTTCTTTCGCTTCCATGTATACTACCTATAAACCCATGATAATCTTTTAAATTACCTTTGCTTATCATTTGATCAAGTGTGCTATCCAGCCAAGACTTGTTAGTATCGCTTTGAAATGTTTTTGGTAAGAAATTAGTTGCACTAACCTTACTATTAGGATACTGTCCTGCTCTTTTCTTATTACCTGCCATTACTACTGTCCTGCTCTAATATTTGTATCTGTGATTGCATCGATAATATCAATGTCTTCAATTTTTACATCTGGTATAAACAATTCACTGCTCATTGGTTTAATTTCAAATAGATCTCCAAACACACTGTCTGCTCCTTGTGGAACAATTACAAAGCTACTGATTAGTCCACTTAGCTCTTTGTGAACAAATGCTGCAAGTTCTGTGAAATAAAATGTTTCGCCAAAATCCCAATTTTCAATTTTAAAATATTCATCTATTTTTTCAATGATTTTAGTTTTTACATCATTGTCAGTTACATTACTTCCTTGTAATTTAATAACTCTAAATCTAGCTTTCAGTTGTGTTTGTGCAGTGTTACCAAATAAAGGTTTATATGTTACACTTCTATATACAACACTATCACTCATAGCTTTTTTATTTTCAACATCACTAAAAGTTTTTGATAGTTGAAAACTTGTTGGTGGGTTTGGTATATCTCTTTTACCAAGTAGATACTGTTTAAATTCTGAGTCATAAGAATTACTTAATACAAAAACATCAATTATATTTGTAAAACTAGGGTCTACTAAAACATTTCTATCTGGATTATGTTCCCATTCAAATCTTAAATTTTCTTTACCCGAAATATTATCTAAGTCTCCGTCGTTGTCATAATCAAACAGATAAGTTGATGATACAATAATATCGTCAAATGCTCTTGGATTATCTGGTCTAACATCATTATTTGAATCTTCAAGAGATACAATTACTCTATTCGAATCTGGCACACCATTTTTATCTGTAAAATATCCGCTTATAAAAAATGTTCCTGCTTCTTCAAATTGATCATTTAAAATAGTAACTTTATCTTTTTCATTCTTAAGTGTATATGTATCTAGTTTATATTCATTTGATATATTACTAAATTCTACATTTTCGCTACTAAATTCAAATCTAATTGTTCTGCTTAATATCGAATATGATCCATTATTGTATTCAAACCATAGTAACCAGTTTTCTTGATTGTTAGTTGTATTATAAGTTGTAAATGGTGCTGAACTATCGGCACCCACAGTAGGTTCAAATATTTCCCAACTTGTGTTTATAAAATTATAATAAATTGCAAAAGTTTTTGTTGATTTTAAATATCCTAATATTATTTGTGTTTCTCTATCACTAAACACTCTATTAAATGCAGGATAGATACACTTAATATATTTTCCTTTTGGAATATTTGCATCAAGAACAATACTGCCTTTGCCTACAGAAGTAAGTCCAGTTGGTGCACCGGCTTGATCATATACACCTAATCCGTTGTTGTAAATGTTTACTACCTTTGCCCATTTTGCATTTTCGCCGTTTGCATCAGAAAACTCAATCAAACTTCCTACTTCAATATTTTTGACATATTCTGTTTGCGACCTACCTACTTTTACAATAGTGTCACCTTGACTGAACCAACCATTGTTTTCACCAATTGGATTATCTTCGGATATTTGCCACTCGTATGTATTGACATTATATGATTGTGGCTTTAAACTTTCAAATGGAAACTTTGTATAATATAAATTTAAAAACTCACTATTATTTAAAATGTTTTTAACATACTTGTTATAAACTTGATTTGATGATTCGTTTGTTGCAGTTGATATACTTTCTGTATTTTCGTATGCATACAGTTTACCATCTTTATTAAAAACATTTACACTTGTGTATGCACCTGTTGGATCCATTGTATGAATGTATCTGCTGTGTCCACTGTGTGTTCTATTAATTGATTTAATTTTAAGTGCATCCTGGCTTTGAGTTTGAATAACATTATTATAATCACTTGCTGTGATCATTCTACCTTGTGCGCTGTAATTGCGTGGAGCATTTTCTTTAATGCTATTAGCTGTTTCTGCTAATGTAGCTCCAATCACAGGTGCTTTTAACTGTATACCCAATACAGCTTGATACTGATTGCCGTCTGAACCAATATAGTTTACTGTTATTTTTTGAGGTCCTAGATCATCTGGACGTAATGTATAAGTTTGATCAACACTTGTTCTAAACCATACTCTGATAATACCCTTTGGTAGATTGCCAAAATTACTATCGCTAAAGCAAACACTTATTTGATTATTTTCACGTGTCTTAACACTGAAAATATTTCTTTCTGATCCTGGCAATACATTGTAAATTTCGTTTTGTCCAAAAACATTTTCTACTTTAGTCCAGTATGCTAAACTGTCACCTGCTTCATTTACTGTAGAAACCCAAACATCAGTATTGTTGATATTTTCCACATCAATGTCAATTTTCATGTTAGAAATAGGGTCGTTAATGGGAAAATCTCTAGACTGTAAATCACCCTGTTTTAATCCAACAAAAAATCCTGTTTTTGCACTTGTAATGCCTTGACCGTCATTTTTGTAAACAATACTAAAAGCATTATTTCTATCAGGTGTTACTTCTTCAACGATACCTCTATTATTAATATCTAGTCCAATAGCATTAAAAACGCTTGACTTACCTGCTGCGCTACCAATAAGATTAAATTTTATTTGGTTTGCATTATTTTTTAATTTGTAAAATTGATGAGTGACATTTTCAATAATTGATTGTTTTACTGGACTACCAAATGTATTACTGTCTTGCATTAATGCATTCATTACAGTAATAAAATCATCCATGTTGTTTATACTAGATGTATTTTCAAATCTTAATTCCTTACCACCTAAACTTGTTCCTTCGCTACCAATAACTGCTTCGTTTGTCTTTACACTTACAATCTTCATTTCACCAAATGCTGGCACATTTCTTTTTGGTGTGTAACCTAAAAATTCTGCAAGTTTAAAAATACTTTCTTGTCTTTCACTTGTGCTTAAAAAGTTGTTGCGTGTGTTTAGATCAATTCTAAATGCTAGGTTGTGTCCAAACTGTGCAACTACATCAAGTAGTGCAACAAATTCTGCTGATTCAATCCAGTCGTTGTAATTTTCAGGATAATTGTTGCGAACATAGTCTACCATAGCAGAACGTATAGTATCAAAATCATATGCTTGTAAATTTGCATTGATAAAGCTATCGTATACTATCGTGTAGTCTTCGGCCGCAAATAGTTTTGTTTGTCTAGTGTTTTGTGCCATTTTAATACTCTAGAGTTTCTTCAAACTCTTTATCAAATTTGAGTTGCAACTCTGTTGCAGTTTTGGTAGGGAGATATATTAAATTGGCACTTACATATACAAAATGTGCATCTTGATCTACAGTTACAGTAGAGTCACTTAGCGTAAAACGTGGATCGTAATTTACAATATTGATTACATCTTCTTCTATTTCGTTTACTGTAAGATCGTCCAAAGGTTGGAATACCAAATAAGGTAGGTTACTACCAAACTCTGGATTAGTCCACTTTTCGCCCTTGCGAATATGAAAATGGTTTTCGAGATCCTGTTTTGCAAGATCTAAACCTACAAGGACTTTTGCAGTTGATTTTGTGTTTTTTGTTGTATAGCCAATAATATTACTCATACAACTATTTATGTTAAAAATTAACTATATACTTAATGGAACAATTTTTAACTGATCTTCTGGCCAATT